CATTATGGATATAGAGCCTACAGTATTGATAGTATACGCGATAATTTGGACAGTGTTTTATTTTTTCTTGTCTAATTATATCGCAGAGTTAAGCAGAAAGAAATGGACTGACTGGGTAGTTAGCGACGATAGTGATGATGTTTTGATGGATGCACTAAGCGTTATAGTAGATGAAATAGAAGATCGCATGCATGATAAATTAGAAACCTTTCAATCGTCTTTTTTTGGTTCTTTGGGAGCGGCAAGCAAGAAGCTAGATGACGCTACAGGCGCTTCAACAATTAAAGCGGTAACCAAAGACAATCCATTAATGGGCTTTGTGGCCGAATACATGATGAAAAGGGGTGGATTAGGGGGTTTAATGGGCCAAAATAGCCAAAACACCCCCATTAACCAGCCTAAGACTGGGTCTAAATTAGGGTTGAAGTAGTCAATAATAAAATATTATACGTATATTATATAGAAATCGGATTACTCTTTTTATATTATAATACTTGTGTTTTGTTATTTCTTCTGAGGGAGTATAATATTATATACTACTTTGTTATGTGAAATATGGTGAGACAATGAACTTTAGTTTAGATAAACAAATGGAAAGAGTAGTAGAAGTGTTAGCACTGTCAGCATTAATGGCAAACAACCCAACTGAAAAGGTTATAGTAGATGGTAGATGGATTTCGGTAAAAAAAAGATTAGAGGAATTTGCTTTTCCTTTAGGGATTGAATTATGATTGAACAAACATATTTTGGGAAACGATTAGTTAGATGGGATGGTAAACAACCTAACGGCATGCGTCATTGGAATTGTGATTGTCCAGTAGATTATATCAAGTTAGATCCTAAAGACATAGAATTATACGAGGTGCATTTCTGTGATTTGTAAAAGATGCGAGTCTTACGTAAGACCAAAATTAGAATACAGAATGGTTGATGGTTATTGCAGACATTGTCAAGGAGCGTTAAGAAATGGGCAGGCCTAGAAAGTCAGTAAGGGCCGCATCGTTTTCTGTAGATGCGAAAATGTATAAGTTGCTACAGGACTTGTCAGATCAAGAAAAAAAACCTATGTCACACTTTGTAAATATGGCACTATATGAGTATAAACCAATACGTGAGTTAGATATTTATAGGGATTGGTGGCGGTGTGACCAGCGTGATTGTGCAGTTTTAAACCCCCCTGCTAATGAAAAGTGTAAAGAATGCGGATGGACGGCCTTATGGGCGATAAAGAAAGAGCATAATGACCGAATGCTGAAGTATAAATAGGTAAACGGCCGTGTCTGAAGCGGGGTGCCCGTAGGCAACACCCCCACAAGGAATTAAATATGGCAGTAAGACGAGGCAGAAAGAGATCACCACGCAGAAAGCGGTCGTTCTCAGTTAACTTATTAGAAACTGGTGCAGGATTAGCATTTTTAGATGCAGCTAACGCAGGAACGGCAGCACAATCCTTCATTAAAGGCGATTTGAAAGGCGGATTAGATACATTATCTAACGCATTTAAGACGAACAAGCAAGACATGATTAAAATTGGAGCTGGCACACTAGCCGCAAAACTGGTTTTAGGAAGTCTTGGTGGTTCAAAAGTATTAGGAGCAATAGGTCCGCTCAAATTGAGGGCCTAAGGAAAAACAATGGCAATAGTAGTAAGTAGATCAGAAACACAGCTAAGCGCAACTACATCTTTTCAAGCATTGGACAACCTAGCAGGGGCTTCAGTCTCTTCTAGTTTTAACGTGCCACAAGGTGTTAGCGCTATAAAATCAGTCGCAATGGCAACAACCGCAGATGGTTCAGACGAATATATCCCTATGATTAAAATCTCAGGTAATGCAATGCGTGATGGAGATGCAGTTTTTACGGGGCCAGCAAACGTAGCCTCTACAACTGCAACAGGAACCGCAACTAATTTCGGGCAATACGATACAGATTTAGGTGTTGTATCTGGAAACAGTTGTGAACTAAGTATAGCTGTTACTGACGCAGCAACAATTTCAGCAGCCGTAACCGTTACGTTCGCTTAAGGGGTATAATGCCCATAGTAGGTGGCGGTGGCGCTGGTAATGTAGCAGGGGGAGCAAACCCCGCAGGAATTGGTAATACACTAAATTATATTGGTGATCATGTATACGCACATAGCGGCAGTATAGAGGTTAATAATTCTGATGTTACTTTATTAGAATTTAGTGTTGCGGCTAATCAATACATTACTGCTAAAATAACAATTGGTTCACAAGCAGGCACAGGTGACGATTTAAAATACAAAATATCAATTAATAATGAAGAAGTGTATAGTGCATACGAAGCATTAGTTAATATGCCAACACAAAATGCACTTAACATATTATTAGAACCAAATAGCCGCGTAAAAATTGAAGGCCGCAACGTAGGCAGTGCAACAGGGCGAGCTGTACAAGTTGTATTAATAGGGAGAGTATATGCCTAAAAAGAAATTAACAAAGAGACAAGTAAAAAGTAAACTAAAGACATTAAAGAATGTAGCTTATGATCTTGCTTTAGATAGAATGGGACACGGTACTGATTCTTTAGTGCCTATAAGTTTTAGAAAACTAAATCAAGATATATTAAACGTAGCAACTAGAGCATTCAATAAGGTTTAATGAGCACTAAAATTTATAATGTCGAATTCCCAGACTGGCTTAATGACTCAAGAACAGTGGAGCAATTACTTGTTAGATTGGTGTTGGCATATCTCACAGCAAAAGAAACAGGTGTCATGTAATGCCCTTTGCACTCATACCAGATGGATACTCACTAAAGAAGGTAACAAAGCTACAGAAACAAGCAGTAAGCGATAAACGACGACATGACAACGTTATGAAATTGTTAGAAAATCCAACAACGCTTCCTACATTAGCTACATTAATTGGTGGTGCGCTTGTTGCTAAAGCCGTAGATGATACCCTGGAAAGTTTAGTAGACCAGGGCATTAACATTGTTGACCAAACTAAAGATGCAGTAAAAGCAAACGTAGTAAACAAACCATTACCGATTAGCGTATTCTTTCCTGTGTCCGCAGCTTTAGATGTTACTCAACGTGCAGGGCTTTTTACTAAAGAACAAGAACAACAAATTAGGGATGCGTTACCTTTCATATGAGTGGCTTACTCCCTTTATTGAAACTTATCGTTGACTCGGGGGCGGTCTCACCAAAAGCCCCCACATTTCGTGAACGGTTTCGTGATAAACCTAAACCTAAAGGTAGAATTGCCACAGGTGACACACCTGCGTTTGGCGAATTAGGCCTTAAAAAATTCTTTTAATCTAGATTGTAACTAATCCATTATGGATATAGAGCCTACAGTATTGATAGTATACGCGATAATTTGGACAGTGTTTTATTTTTTCTTGTCTAATTATATCGCAGAGTTAAGCAGAAAGAAATGGACTGACTGGGTAGTTAGCGACGATAGTGATGATGTTTT